CGGACAAGCCTGCATGATGTACGCGGGCGAGACGCCCTGGCACAAGCTGGGCACGAAGGTGGAGAAGGAAGTGTCGGCCGGAGCGTGCATGAAGCTGGCGGGCCTGGACACCGAATGCGAGAAACGCCCGATCTTCATCCGGGGCAAGGCGGAGGTGGACGGGATTCCCGTCGTTGGCTCCCAGGTCGAAGGCAAGTACGCCGTAGTCCGCCTGGACGACGAGAAGGTGCTGGGTGTGGTGGGCGAATCGTACAACATCATCCAGAACCGGGAATGCTTCGACTTCCTCGATTCGATCGTGGGGGAGGGGCAGGCCCTGTATCATACGGCCGGCTCGCTGTTCGGCGGCAGCCGCATCTTCATCACCTTGAAGCTGCCCGAGGATTCCGTGGTGGGCGACGACACGATCCAGCGGTACGTGCTGTTGGCCACCTCGCACGATGGGTCGATGGCGCTGACGGCCCGGATGACCGGGGTGCGGGTGGTCTGTGCGAACACCCTGGCCGTGGCACTTGGACGTGAGACTCAGCAGTGCATCACGATCCGCCACACGCAGAGCTATAAGGACAAGGTGGCGGAGGCCAGAAGGGTGCTCGATCTGGCCGATCTCTACTACCAGCACATGGAACGCGAATTCAGTAAGATGCTCGACGCCACCATGCGGGAGTCGGACCTGAGCCGGTTCGTCAACCAGCTATTCCCGGACACCAAGAAGGACGAGGCCGGCAAGCTGGTTGCTTCGGCCGGCGCGATCAAGAAGCGGGATCGGGTCAGAGAACTGGCCCGTGCGGGTCGCGGCAACAAGGCCGTGGCCGGCACGCGGTGGTCGGCGTTCCAGGCCATCACGGAATTCGTGACGCACGAACGCACGTCGAACGTCTCGCCGGGCAGGGCTCAGGACGACGTGTGGTTCAACTCGATGATGTTCGGATCGGGTCGCCAGTTGGAGCAGCAGGCGTTCGATCTGCTCAAGGTCAAATAGTGTTCATCGTCGCGGGGGAGGGCTTCGGCTCTCCCCCTTCCCCTTGACGGAAAAAAAGACTTGCAGGAGCGTTGACTGTAGGTCATACTTCTATACAGTGGTAACTGGAGTCAAAGAAAATGGGAACCGGAAGCAAAGAGCCGCTGACCGTATTCAATATCGGCTATCAGGGTCACACGATCGACTCGTTCGTGCTGGTACTGAGGGGTGCGGGGATCACCATCCTGGTCGATCTCCGGGAAAAGCCATACAGCCGGATGCCGGGATTCAGCAAGAACAAGCTGAGAGAGACCTTGGAGTCCGGCGGGATGGCCTACCGGTGGATGGGCAGCCAGCTTGGCGGTTTCACCTGCACCGTAGAGATGTGGAGGCAGGGATGCGCGGCGCTGGCGGAATTGGCCAGGGGCGGCGAAAAGGTGGCGATCATGTGCATGGAGCGCGACTGGCAGAAATGTCACCGGGCCAAACTGGTCGAGATTCTGGCGCTGGAGCACAAGATTCAGAGCTTGAATCTGTGACCGATTCTCTGCGTGGTGGTGTAACGGCAGCACGCCGGCTCCTGATGCCGGAGGTTGGGGTCCGATTCCTTGCCACGCAGTTTCTTCATTGACGGAGCGCACCTATGCTGCAAGTGGACAAGATCTTCCTCGGACACACTGCCGCCAAGCAGAGGGCCTACCTGCGCCATGCGTTGACCAGATTCCGGGAGGGTGGTTGCGAACGTGTGGTGATCCCTTGTTGCGGGCAGTTCTCGCTGGCGTTTGTGGCGGTGGAGGCGGGATATCGACCGAGCCAGGTCTGCTGTTCAGACATCAGCCTGTTCTCGGGATTGATCGGCCACCTGTGCTCCGGGGTGCCGATCGAGGCGTTGGGATTCACCCTGGCTCCTGAATACCAGGAAGGCTACGACCAGCGGGCGACGGAGATTGACCGGGCGGCGTATCTGTTCTGGCTGATGAAGGTCGCACAGTTGCAGGAGTCGAAGAACCCGGTGTTGAGGGAGACGCGGGACTACTTCACCCTTCACCAGGGCAAGGTCATTGAGAGGGTACGTGGGCACCTGGAAGCGATCCTGGGCAAGCTGTCGGGCATCCGCTACATGACCGCGGACGTCCGGGATGTGCTCAGGGACAGCCGCGATCCCCAGGAGATCGTGCTGGTCAACCCGCCCGTCTACGAGAAGGGGTACGAGAAGCAGTTCGACTTCCACGGCTCGATCGTGTACTCGGCGGGCGTGGAAGAGTTCTCCTGGAAGAAAGAGTACCTCAAGCTGTTTGACGCCAACCGGGAGAATCCCGCCCCCATGCTCTGGCTGCGGGTTCACCACGCCAAGGAGGCGGACCCCGAGAACATCGTCTTCGCCCAGGAGTTCAACTTCAAGAAGTCGGAGTTCTGGCTTATCAACAATCCGGCGTACGTGGAGAAGTTCGGCCTGGACAGAAGCATTGACGCCAGGGGCATGAAGCGCACCAAGCCGCTCAGGGCCAAGGTGCTGCCGGCCGACTACGAGATCTGTCCGGACACCCAGGTGTCGATGAAGATGGTCAAGCGGGATGTGGCGATGTACTACCGCGACCTGTTCGCCCATAAGATGGGGCAGACGGCAGCCGAGTGGGACGTGGTGATGTTGCTCGACGGCATGGTCTTCGGAGTCTTTGGGCTCCACACCAGAGACCTGAGAATTCTTCGATCGGACATCATGTACGAGGTCTACGGGTTCAACCGGCCGCTGGCAAAGTACCCGAACGCCAACCGCCTGCTGATGCTGTGTATCACCACGAAGCGGTTCCGCGATTGGGCGATGCGACTGATATTCCCGAGGAACCGGCTGGCGGTGTGCAATCGGTTCAAGACCACGTGTTTCAGCAAGTACCGAACGGTCAAGCTGAACCACGGCATCTTGAATCGGATCAGCCGGGAAAAGCTCGAGAACGGGAACTACAAGACGGTGTGGGAAACCGAGTGGCGGGACCAGAGTTATGCCGAGTGCGTCCGGCAGTACCTCAATGAAGTGAAGGGATAGGGTTTCATGGAAGACAGAACGCGGGAACGGATGCTCGACTTGGGCAATGGCCTGAGTATCTGGAAGATCCACATCGACCTGCTGCGGGAGGCCGACAAGAACGCCAGGGTCATGTCGCCGATGATGCTGAATCGGCTCACCGACAACGTGCGGCAGGACGGCCGGTTGGAGTCCCTGCCCCTGGTGACCCAGGCGGAGTGCCACGATGGCGAGATGCGGATCATCAGCGGCCACCATCGGGTCCGGGCGGCCAGGGCGGCGGAGGTGTACGAGGTCCACGTGTTGTGCATCGACGACGAGTTGAGCCGGGATCAGATTCTCTCCAAGCAGTTGCAGCACAACAGCTTGAACGGCGAAGATGACCCCCAGATGCTCGCCGAACTGTACCGATCCATCGAAGACCTCAACGAGAGGATCAAGGTGGGACTGCCCGAGCTTGAGGCGGGGAAGTTCGACCCGGTAGGCATGGACGAAGTCAGGCTGGACGTGGACTATGAGGTGGTCAATATCGTCTTCCTGCCGCAGCAGAAGGTGCAGTTCGACGATGCGATCAACCTGCTGGCCAAGAGCGGCGACGTGCTGGTGGAGCAGTTCGGCGTCTTTGAATCCTTCCGGGAGGCGGTGGCGAAGACGTCCGAAGCCTACAACGTGCGGAACATCGCCGGGATTCTGGCCAAGATGGCTGAGATCGTGCTCGCCCATGAGCCCCAAGAGGAAGCTGTTCCCGATGGCGAGCCCGCAGCCCAGGCTTGATGGTTGTGGTGACCGATGGGACGTCGAACCACGTTGACGGGGGAAGTAGCGGCCAAGCTCGAATACTACTGGCAACTGTCCAGTGAGATTGCGCTGTCCGACCGCGAAATCTGTGACCGCATCGGCATCAAGTTCAAGACGCTCCAGGATTGGCTCTACAGGCGGCGCAAGGTGAAGATCGGCGAGCGTGAGCCGGAGCGGTTGACCGATATTCGTGCGCGCGCAAGGGTCACGTGCGTAACGAGTTACCTCGCCCGGATGCACGCCCTGACAATAAAGGCAGAGGCGGCCGGCAACCTCAAGCTGGCGGCACGAATCACCGAGAGGCTGATGGTGATGCAGTTCCCGCACAAGTTCGGCAGGAACGTTCGGCCGCCGGATGACGGAGAGTCGCCGACAGAGCTGGTCCGCGGGATGATGCAGGAGGTTGAGGATTACCACGAGTTGTGCGATGGCTAAATACCTCACCCCGCGATGGACAAAGTGCAAGCTGGACCCACGCCAGCACGCGTATCTATACAGCCGTGCGCCCATCAACATTGTGCCGTCTGGAAGGCGCTCATTCAAAACTGAGGCGTCCAAACGCCGGGTGGTCACCAGGGCAATCGCCTTCAAGAAGTACCCCAACGGCCGGTTCTTTGCCTGTGCGCCGACGCAGCAGCAGGCCAAGGATATCTTCTGGTCCGACCTCAAGGCGATGGTGCCGAGGTGGGCGCTTCGCACCGGTCGGCCGGACATCGATATCAGCGAGAGCGAGTTGACGATCAAGCTGTGGCAGGGGGCGATCATCAAGGTGGCCGGCCTGGACAAGCCGGCCCGCATCGAGGGTGGCGATTGGGATGGCGGGGTGATTGACGAGTACGCGGACTGCCGGGCGGACGTGCTCGATGAGCATATCATGCCGATGCTGGTCCGTGGTGGATGGATCGACATTATCGGTGTGCCCGGCGGCAGGAATCACTACTACCGACTGACGCAGCAGGTGCTCAATGGGGAGTTGGAGGGGGCGAAGCACTTCCACTGGAAGGCGTCGGAGGTGCTTCACTTGTATCTTGGCCGGGAGAGAGCGGAGGCGTTCCTGGCCCAGATGCGAAAGAAGATGGACCCGCTGACGTTCGATCAGGAGTTCAATGCGAGCTTCGTGGTGTTCGAGGGCCGGGTCTACTACGGGTTCCTCCAGGAGACGCACGCCAGTGAGCGGCTGGCCTGCGATCCCAAGCTGCCGCTGATTCTGTGCTTTGACTTCAACGTGGCCCCGGGGGTGTGTGCGATCTGTCAGGAGCAGCCGTACACGGGGAGCAACCCGAAGGTGGACAGCGAAGTGACTGCGTGCCTGGACGAGGTGTGGATCTCGAACAACAGCAACACCAAGCGGGTCTGCCAGGAGATTGCGGAGCGGTACGCCGGGCATCCGCAGGAGATCTGGTGCTACGGCGACGCCACGGGTGGGGCGAGAGGCTCGGCCAAGGTGGAGGGCTCCGATTGGGACTTGATCGAGAAGGCACTGCGGCCGGTGTTCGGCAGTCGGCTCTATCTGGCCTATGCCCGCTGTAATCCAAGGGAGCGGGTGAGGATCAACGCCATGAACAGCCGGATCGAGGCGGCGGATGAGAAGATCCGGTTCCTGGTGGACCCGGTGAAGTGCCCGCATACGGTCATGGACTTCGACGGTGTGGTGTGGGACGACAAGACGGGGGAGGTGGACAAGACCAGCGACAAGACGCTCACGCACCTATCTGATGCGGTAGGGTACTACGTGGCCCAGGTCCACCCGCTGGCGGAGCCGGGCTTTGTGATCGACCAGTTCTGAGAGATTTTTCCGTTGCGGGGGAGAATATGCTTGTCATGACGGCGTTTCCGTGGTTGCTTCTCATTACTGGTATGCAGAAGTGACTGCTTTGAAAGGGCCCGGAAATGGATTTCAGCAAGGTTCTCACATTCCTGGACGGCAAGAAGACGTACATCGTGGCGGGGGCCATGCTGGCTCTCGGGTGTGCGGAGGGCATGGGGTGGTTCAGTGTGCCGGAGTGGGTCTGGCCGATCGCGGCGGGGATGGGCCTGACCACGTTGCGGGCCGGGGTGACCGGGGTGGCGCAGTCGATAAAGGACAACGTGCCGACGACCACGACGAAGTAGGCTCCCCGTGAAGGCCATCGGGTCGGTTATAGCGACGGCGTTGGTGCTGGCCCTGGCGGTGTGGAGGTGGTATGCCTCACGCAACGAGAAACGACAGCGAGAACAGAAGGAGCGGGATGAGGCGATTCATCAGGCTGCTCATTCTGACGACGATAGCGATGTCAGCGGCATCCTGCGCCCGTAGCTACCTGGACGTGGGGCCGGTGTTCGTGACCAGCGACCCGAACGACATCGACATGCACTACGTCGTGGCAGGCTCCCTTATCATCGACCCGAACAATCCCGGCAATTCCCTGCGGGTGGGCAAGGACGGGCGATTCCTCAGCAACAAGTTCTTCGAGTATGTGCTCCAGAGGGCGGCGAAGTGATTGCGTGGTCGATCCACAAGCATTTTGTGCATCCACCGGCCAAGGAGCCGGTGCTTCTCGGGTACGGCAGATTGCTCGGCGGCGAGCCGCTGTTTCTGCCGGCCGAGGACGCGGCGGATTGGGGCAGGGACGATGCGTGGATGGACCTGGACGCCTGGCGTCGATGGCTGGGCGGGACGCTGACGGACCACGTGACCAAACTACTGACAGAGGCGGAACTTCGAGACAGGTCTTCGTCGGTCGCCCGGACGGTCGGTGCCGCTACTTCGCGGCCAACTGCCGGATCAAGGAAGTCTGCACAGGCAGATAAAGTCCAAGAGCCGTCCGGGCATTATGGAACAGGGGGAAATGAGCATGGCTAACGCACCAGTAGACACAACGCATCCCGCGTATGACCAGATGCTTCCGGCGTGGGAGCTGGTGGATGACCTGATGGGCGGGACCCAAGCAATGAAGGCGGCCGGCACGAAATGGCTGCCACAAGAGGATGGCGAGAGTTCTGACGCCTACGAAAGCCGGCTGGCCAGATCCGTCCTCTACAATGGATACGCCAAGGCGGTCAAGGAATTGTCCCGGCGTCCGTTCGCCAGGGCGGTGACGATTCGCGGTGAGCCTCCCGAGCCACTGAATGCGATGGCAGAGGGCGTGGACGAGGAAGGCCGCAACCTGACGCGCTTCGCGAAAGACGTGCTGACGGTAGCGGTCAACCGGGGCCTCTGTCACATCCTGGTGGACTATCCGCCGAACCAGGCGGCGAACCTTGGCGAAGAGCGCCAGATGGGGCTGCGTCCGCGGTTCGTCCTGATCGACCCGAAGGACTTGATTGGCTGGGTCTGTGAGAAGGGGCCGAGCGGCGAACAGCGGCTGACCGAGATTCGGATTCGCGAGTCGGCGTATGTGCGCAAAGACGACTACGGTGTTGAGGTCCGCCAGCGGGTGAGGGTGATTCGCCCGGACGCCTACGAGCTGCATGAAAAGGGCGAGAAGGACAACTGGCAGGTGATCGAAGCGGGACCGATGTCCCTGGGGAAGATCGCCTTGGTGACGCTGTATGTCAACCGCACCGGCTTTATGACCGCCGCGCCGGCGATGAGGGACCTGGCGGACCTGAATCTGGCGCACTACCAGAGCCAGAGCGACCACCGCAACAACCTGCGATTCGCCCGCTCGGGCGTGGTGTTCATCAAGGGCCTCACGGCGAAAGAGATGGAAGGGAGGATCGTCTGGGGGGTCAATCACGCCGTCAAGACGACCAACGCCAACGCGGACATGAAGCTGGTCGAGCACAGCGGCAGTGCGGTGACGGCGGGCGAGAATGAGCTGCGCCACCTCGAAGAGCAGATGGAGGCGGTGAGCATGGGGCCTCTGACCGTGCGATCGTGGGGCAACGAAACCGCGATGGGCAAGGCGATCGACGAAGGCAAGGGCCAGTGTGACCTG